TCAGCAGTAGCCACACGCAGTTCGGTGTCAAGCAGACGCTTGGCAGTAAACATCAGGGCCGGAGGAACAACCATCTTCTTGGGCTTGGCTGCGATCAACAGACCACGCTCATCGGTCCAAGCAGCGATCTGAATAACGGCGGCTTCCAGGGAAGTCTCGTTCAGGTCCACTTGGGTACCGGGAGTGTTGCTGTTCACACCACCAGAAACCAGCGGGTGGTTGGCGTTGAACAGGGAGACGCCATCACCACCGGGGTAGGCAGCGGAGAAGCCGTTGTTCAACACAGCCGCAGCCTTAACCTGCTTGGTGTAAGCCATAGCACGAGCCAGAGCCTTGGTGTAACGAGCAGACAGGCTGTCGTACAGGTTGTCCTCAACCGCCTCTTCGGTGATCGAGAAACCCAAAGCGATGGTTTCGTGCGTATAGCGGGTGCTCCAAGCCTCTTGCGCGTTGTCATAGGCAATCGCGCTGCCCTCGTTCTTCACCGGAGCGGCGGAGAAGCCAGACAGCTTGGTTTCCTCTTCAAACGAACGCTCGGAAGTCTCGGTCTCGTAGATTTCCTTGTGCTCTTCGCCGTAGCGAGCGTACTCCATGCCGAACAGGGCGTTCAGGCCAGGGAGCAGCTCTTTCAGCAGTTGTGCGCGTGAAATAGCCATGATTTAGCTCCTTGATTAAACGCCAGAAGCGATAGTGGTGGTATGAATCTCAAAGTTCCAACGAACGATGACCTCGGGGAACACAACGTTGCCAGAACTGTTGACATAAGACGTGTCTTGGACAACGTCAACAACGTTCATGGGCAGTGTTCCAGTGGTTGCAGACGATGCAACGGCTACGCGGCTATCGCCAGTAGACGTTAAACCGCTGTTTTGCACCAAAGCTACGTTAGTACCGATAACGGTAAATTGCGTAGTAGAGGATGGCAGCAAACCAGAAGTCACATCGTCAGCAGTTGCGCCAGTGGCGATCACAGCTTTGAACAGGGTGTTGGGGTCATTACACACATAGGCGGTAATGAACGTACCCGTAGGGGCTGCGGTGTTTGCAGGGAAGAATTGGGCAAAAGTGGTTTGGCCTTGCGCGTTAACGTAAGAACAACCCAAGAAAACGCCAATGACCTGCGAAGTCGTTACGGTTGCGCGAGCGGTCGTAATAGCAGATTTGATAATCGTGCCATCGTTAATCATCTCAACAACATCACCGTAAAAAATTCCAGTGTTGTATGCCGAAGCAATCCGATACTGGCGAGTAGCGCCCGCGAAGGGTGTACCGCCGTACAGATTGATCGGCTTCAAGCCGTAAGGCCTGTCGATCGTAGGATATGCCATTTAAGACTCCAAATTTATGAACCAGAACCGAAAGTGACCTTGGATTTCTTTTCAGAGAAAAGAGGCATCCGGGGGTCATTCTCACGAAGGAAATTGTTGTCCACCGACTCCACTTGAGCTTTGTTCTGGCCTTCGTAGTGTTTCATACGCTGGCCCAAAAACTCTTCGGGGATACGGCAAAGCAACAGCCCGCCCATTTCGATACCGCCTTTGAAGCGGCCATCTACGGAGGCGTACATCATCATCTCGGGGTAATCCTCTGCTTTGCAGGGTTCATACCCTTCACGCAGCCTACTAGAGATATTGCTAGGATCAGCCTGACCCATCGTAGAAGTACGTACCCAACGGTGTTTCCACCCGGGACGCTCATCAGGAGAAGGAAGTACCTCGGGCGCACGCCATGCTTGAGGACGCATGGTGGCGGTGCGAGACTCCAATTCCCGGCTCATACGATTTTGACGCGGCGCTGGTGCCGCTTGACCTTGGGTTTGTTGATCCATCATTGACCTCTATTAAGCAAAGCAACCTGTTTAGCGTATTGTTCTGGGGTGATCCCAAGCTTGCGGGCAAGCGCAACTTGAGACTCCTTCAACCTAATACGGTTAGGCGACGAACTACGGGAAGCCGGGGCTACCACCGCAGCGGGTTTTTGGGCACGGCGGGGAGGTTCGTCATCCTCCTGCGCGGGAGCTGACCTTTTTTGGGGAGGCGGGTCGTCATCCTCATTGCTCTGAGCTTCAAAGTACTCAGGAAATCGTTTTCTCATGGTGCGGTCAACCGTCTTAAAGTACTCTTCCGTACCAACGTATTCCGCACCATACTCGCGTTGCAATTTCTTGTCAATACCCATTGCAGCAAGCGTCATTTCGTCATCAGGACCAAACCAATCGCTGTTGTTATCCAACCACCGTTTGGTACGGGGGCTGACTTTAGGAGCGGCGGGTTCCGCAGGGGCAAACTGGAAATTCTCTTGCTCTTGGACTTCGATTGGCCGCAAGGTTTCAGCTTTATCAACCTTTAAGGTGGCTTTGGCAACGGCTTCTTGCGCAGACACAATTGCGTCGGCATCGCCAGCCTCATACGCTTTACGGAACTTGTCCTTGGCGGAGTCAAGCTCAACCTGAGCCGCGCCTTTTGAAGTCTCAATATACGCTTTGCTGCCGTTAGAAAGCTGCTGTTGAAGCTGTTTGTTTTGCTCAAACACCTTACGAGCAAACTCCTCAGCGGCCTCTTTTTCACGCAAAGCCTGCTCTTTGGCACGGCGCTCATCGTGATACCCACGAGTAAATTTCTTAAACCGCGCCTGAACTTTCTCATCATAAGAGTTCAGTTCATCGTCTGTTAGGTCTTCAGGGGGAGGAGCAGCTTTACGTCCACGATCCTGTGGGGGCGTATCGTCTTCAATCTCAATCTTCACCTCGGGCTCATTAACCTCATCAGACTCATCGGCCCTAAATTTAGCCTTCTGTTCCTTCTCATCAGGAAACTCAAACTCTTCAAACTCTTTCGTTGCCATACATCACTCCTTATGCAGCGCGGGTAATACCACGCGGGTCTTCCACAACGGCTTCAACCGACTCATCATTGATGATGCGGAACTCTCGGCCATGAATCTTCAAGCGGGTGCCTGAATTGGGACGAACGATGACAAAGTCACCCTGTTTGCACGACGGTCCACTGGGGAACCGGGTTTTATCCTGATAGCAGTCAGGGCCGAGCTTGACCACAAACAACACGGGAGTCAGAACCTCCTCGTAGTGCATGGTCTGTGCAGACTTAAGAATCTCACTGTCTTCATACTCCGCCATCGCCTCAGGAACGACACACAGCATGTGGTATGTCTTTGGGTCAGGAAGTTGCTTGGCCTTTTCCTCAGCACTCTTGTTGAGAATGCCAGAAAGGTCTACTGCGGACACGTCATACTCACTCATCGTTTATCCTTTGCACGAGGTCGTTAATGATGTTGTCTGCGAGGTTTAGACCCCGGATTACCCCACAGATTTTTTTGTACTCATCGTACGTATCAGCACGGCTAGCGGCCACATATGCGACCTGCTCCTGCCGGAGTTTTTCAATCTCTTTCTGCACGAGTGCAAGCACTCGGATTTCATCAGACATCAGGCTTTACTCCTTTCAGGTTGTTTCTGTGGGCGCATCGCTTGCGCCCTCTCTTTGGCAATCTGCACACCAAGCTTGGTTCCTTCAAGCTCTATGCTCTTGTTGAGCTTCTCCCGTTGGGAAGCAGAGTTGGCTGCAACCTGCATAGCTGCAATTTCTTTCTGCGCTTCGATGCGGGCCATCTCAATCTCAAGCTGATCAGCCTTGGCAGCGGCGTCCATCGTCTGCTTCTGCGCTTTGAGTTCAAGGTCTTTCATCTTGATCTGAAGCTCCTGCATCTGCATCTGGACCACAGGGTCCTGCATCTGCTGCTGGGCCTGCTGTTGTTGAGCCTCTTGCTGGTCGCGCTGTAGCAACTGCTGCGACGCCTGCGCCGCCTTAATGGCAATCTGGTCTGCCATCTCCTGCGGAACCTCTTTGTTGGCTTCTTCACCGGGCAGCACCATACCCATCGCCTCTTCAATCTGACGGCGGTACTCCATCGCAATGTGCTCATTGACGTGAGCCATTGCAGCGGCCATGATCTGCTGTGCTTGCGGGTTACCCTGCATGGCCTGCTGAATCTTCGGGTTCTGGATCGCAGCCATATGCACTTGGAGGTGCGCTTGGTGGTTCTGCTCAATGAACGCCTTGACCGGCTTGCTGGTCAGCAGATTCTGGTTCTCAGTGACTGGGTCCGTCGGCATCATGTCGTCCTCAATCGGCACGAGCTTGGCTGCGTTCTTGATGCCCAACACCTCAATCATCTGCCTGTGGAGCAACGGCATGTCGTAAAGCTGAGGCGCATTCTGCGCAAGCTGGAACACTGCCTGATACTGCACAATCTTCTGGGCCATTGTGGCGGCGTTGGGGTCGCTCACCGGGATGACATCGACCATGTCGTAGTCGGTTTTCTTGGCCTTGCGCGAGCCATCAACCGGCTCGTAGTCATATTCATCCGGGGTGTAGTCCGCGATGATGACCTTCAGGAGCTTGAACTCCTGCTTCATTGAGAAGTGCATCCGCGCTT